CGGCATTCTCAGCAGCCTTCCTCGCGTCGGTGGTCTTCGCGGCGTTATCCGCGATGTCGGACTTCGCCTGAGCGATCTCGTTCGCGTTCTTCTCCACGTCGGCATAGCCCATGTGGTTCCACGCGGCACCATCCCAGACAAGCGTCTCAATCACGCGATCCGACAGCGGCACGAGCACGGAAGGAGAATTATTGGCTTCGCCCGTCCAGTAGGTGTAGAAGTCGGCAAGCATTGATGGGCTTGCGTTCTTCTCCCCTTTCCAGCGCGTCCAATACTTCTGCGTCTTGAGCCACAAATCGCCGACAATCAGATTGTCCTTCGGCATGTCAGGCCCACGGAAAGTGTGATTCTTTGAGTGGGCTTCGGCATACGCCTGAGCCGCCGACTCCTTAGCCTTCGAGATCTCCCCGTTCGCGGTGGTCAGGTCGGTCTTGGTCTGGGCAATGTCCTTCTGCGCCTGCGACAAATCGGTCTTGGCCTGCGCCAGCGTCTTGGACGCCGCGTCAAGGCCAGTCTTGTTGGCTTGGATGTCCTTTTGAGCCTGCGCAATCTTGGAGGTATTGTCCTTCAGCGTGGCGTTGGCCGTGCCGATGGCCGACTGATTCGCCTCGATATCAGCCTTAGCCGACTCAAGCTCCTTCGACGTGGCGGCCTGAGCCTGCTGATTCGCCGCAATGTCCTTCTGCGCCTGCGTCAGCTTCGCCGTATTGTCCTTCAACGCCGTCTGATTGTCAGCCAAATCCTTTTGAATCTGCTTGACCTCATCAGGCGAGACGGCGGAAGCCACGGTCACAGTGGCAATCGCAGACCAGTCAGACTTATTGCCAGCATGGTCCACGGAGCGCAGCGCATAAGAGTGCTGTGAGCCAGCCGTCAAACCGGTGATGACGTAAGCGCCCTGACCAGACTGGGTGGCGCTGATGACCTGCATTCCAGCCGCATTGATGCCCTCGCCCACCTCGATATGGTCGAAGTCGGCTTCCATCTGCCCGCCAGCAGCGGTCTTGCCGTCCCAGTGGATGGTGACCACACACAGCTCGGAGGAGACAGTCGGCTTGGAGGGCACTGAGCATGGCGTGGTGTCGGATTCGACGGTGACCACCACGATATCCGACCAATCACCAAGCTTGTCGCTGTACGTGGGCACGGCCCTGACGCGCACCTCGATTTGCGTGCCACAATCAAGGCCACCGAAGCCGAGCTGCGTCTTATCGGTCGTGCCAGCCGAATGCCACGGCGCACCATCCACATGCTTGCGCCACTCGATGGCATAATTGCTGATCTCAATGGCCGTGTCATTGGTCGCTTCGGTCACTGCGGACCACATGGCGGTGGCCAAGCCGTGGGCGAAACCGTCGCTGCCGATATACGCATCAGTTTGCACCACAAGGCCGAGCGGCGCTTTCGGCACGCGATGGTCATGGTCAGTGGAGACGGTGGTTCCGCTCTCACTGCCAGCCAATGCCGCGCCACCGGTAATGCCCTTGATCTTCTTCGCCTGCCTGACCGAGGCATCATACTTGATATCATTCAGAGCGATGGAGGCGCTTAAACCCTCATTCTGGCGCATGGACAGGTCGATTTCCTGCACGCGCACCTTCTCGCCGTGGGCCACGGTAGGTGCGGTGATCCAATCGCCCGCATGATAGTCGATGAGCGGCAGATTATCCACATTCGCGGTCACCAGATCGCGCGTGTACTGGCCACGCACCCTGGCCGCGTCATCCAAAGTGATCTGCATGAATGCCTGGGCAGTGTCCTTGTCGGACACGCCGCCCTGCGAGCTGTAGGACTCCCACTTGCCCCAAGGCGTCGGTGCAGCCGGATTGTCCATGCGGAAGAGCAGATTATTGTCACCCTCGACAAGGATGGTGCTGGCCAGATCCGCGATGGACTCCTCAAATGGCGCCTCGCTGATGTCGCGCGCCAATTGCAGCACGACACTCTTGCTCAAATCACGGCTCAAGGCGGCACTGTCCGCATTCCACAGCTTCAAGGCGCGGCCCGATGTGCGCCAGTCGCAGCCGCCACCATTGACCAGGGCGTCCAGGATGGTCTGCAAATCGGTGCCGAGCGAATAGTACAGAGTGTACTTCTTCGCCCAATTACTGCCAGCCGAGTCCTTGGCCGTGTCGAAGCCCAAGGTCAGACCAGTGGCCACGCCACCACGCGCCCGGTTTTCGTCAAGCAGGGTCTTGAGAATCGTGCCCGGATTGGAAGAATAAAAAGGCCTTTTACCCTTGTTGTCGCCATCGGCGATGAGATGGCTCGCGTCGTTGTTTTCGGCCTTAGACAGCAGCCAGCCAATCGACTGACCGGAATAGGTGATGGTCTTGGTGCGGTCATCCGTCTTACCGGAGCGGCCCGTGATGACGAATCGCGCATTATCCGGCTCCCTGAAGCCACTACCGTCCGAGACTTCCACTGCCACTTCGAGACCGTCCGTAAGCTCGCGGTCGAAAGCCTGAGCGTCACCGGACAGCAGCGAGTATTCGATGCTGATTGCGCCATCATCATTGTGGAGCATGGACGCGCTGAAGCTCACCGGCTCCGCAAGGACGCCGATACGCGCGCCGAAAGGCCTGTAGGCCACGAGACGGGCATGAAGGGACTTTGCCATGAATCACTCCCAGGATTGCAAAAACCGGCAGACCACATTGTCCGTGCCGCCGGTCTGTTTGATGGTGATGCGATAATCGCCGGAATCGATCGCGGGCCACACTTGCAGTGGCTCGGTGGTCCAGTCGATGCCATTCGATGCGTCCGTACCACCGGACCATGCGTCGGCATTGGCCGCCGTCCACACCTTGCGATTGGCCGCGTCGACGAAGAGATAAGGTCGTGAGGCGTCACGTTTGCCACCCCACAGCAGATTCGTGCCACTCACCGGGTCACTGATGGTCACACCAGTGACTGCGCCGAAACGCAAGACCAGTATGCCGATTGGCGCATTGGACAGCCAGCCGTCCGGCATGATGTCGAAAAGCTCGGACGGACTGGCGTTAGGCAATCCCTGCCAGCGCGTCCAATACCCATTGCTACTCGGCTTGGAGACCCCGCCCGGCAGCAGCCTGCCGCCCGACGCGGCCAACGTCGCCTCCTGCCACTGCACGCCACGCCAAAACACGTCAGGCAATTGGAAAACTGCGGTCATGACGCGCAGGTCACTGGACGGCCTCTCATCATCGTCCGGCTCGCAGGACGTGCACACGACGCGAGTGACCATGCTGCGCGACCTGCCGTCCTCCGTGGTCTCCACCCTGCCGAGCGTGAGCTTCGCGGCAGACAGGCACATGGCACGGAAACGCGAGATCAGCGCATCGGAATCCGCACCCCACGCCGCCACCTTGACTGTCAGCTCCGGAGCATCCAACACCGGAATGGACGAGCCGACGATGAAGCCGTGCCGTCCAGGCACCTGCACGGTGTCCACGATCGGCGACAGCGCCGTGTAGTGCGTCGTGCCTACAAGCACGCGCATCCGCTCGGAATCGAGCGGCTGGCCGTTGAGAGAATAGCTGACCTTCATCCGGATTCCTTCCGATTACCATTGCGGCATGGCCGCTGTCTGCAGCTTCTGCTGCGTGGAAATGCTCGTCGGCGCGATGGCCGGATAGTTGAACGTCTGCGTGATGTTCGTCACGCTCCCCCCATTGCCGTAGGAGGCAGCGTTAACGCCACGCGAGGCGTTGGCGACGCCGACGGAATACGAGGCGTCCTGCGAAGGTAGAATGCCAGTCAATCGTCCGGCAGCCTTCCTCACCTTCGACGCGCTCTCGTCGATGCCGACCGCCATGCCCTCGCCGATCATCTCACCGACCTGATCGCGGAACACGCGTGACGGAGAATGGATGCCAAGCTTGCGTTTCACCCAATCCAACGCGTTCGTGGCCGCGTTGACTGCGGCGGTCACGAGTCTGCCTGCCGCGCCTGCGATGCCGGTCGCGATACCCGTGATGATATTCAGGCCGACGCTCCCCCAGTTAACCGATGTGAAACCGCGCATGATCTGGCCGACCATGCCGGGGATGGCGCCGATAAGCCGTGGAACCGACGAAATGAAACCGTTGGCCAGTGCGAAGAGCAGCTGTACGCCAGCCTGCAGGATCTGCGGGAGACGATTGATGATGCCACCGACCAGTTGTCCGATAAGGATCGGAGCCTTGCCTACCAAGTCCGGCATGGCGTTGATGAGGCCCTGCGCCAGTCCGAGGATAAGCTTCAAACCGCTGTCGATGATCTGCGGCAGGTTGTTGAGGATGCCTTGCACGAGGTTAAGGACGGCGTTGATGCCGATAGGGATGAGCTGCGGCAACTGGGCCGACAATCCATCCAGCAGCGTCGTCAGCACGGTCACCGCCGTGGACGCGATCTGAGGCAATGCCTGCACGATGCCCTGCAAGAGGTTCGTGACCATCGTCGATCCGGTTTGCAAAAACGACGGCAGGGTCGACGTGACCCACAATTGGAACTGGGCGAGCAGCTGGGGCAGGCTCGTCGAGATCCATGTCGTCGCGCTGGTCAGCAGCATCGTGCCGAGCTGTCCCAACGCTCCGAGCACTGGCGGAAGAATCTGCATGACCAGTGCCGGCAGCGTGCTGCCCAATGAGGAGAACAGTTGTGGCAGTGCGGCGGTGATGCCGGTGATGATCTGCGCGATGCGCGGACCCACGTTCTCGATGACCGTGCCGACCGAATCTACCAGCTGCTTGGTCAATCCGTTGATGTCGGCATTGTCCTTGCCGAGCTCCGCCAGCCAGTTCTGCCATGCGGCCTTCATCATGCCGACAGAGCCCTCGATGGTTGTCGCGGCCTCCTTGGCGGTGGTGCCGCTGATGCCCATCTGCTCCTGCATGATGTGGATCGCCTGCACCACGTCGGAGAACTTGTCGATGGACAGGTCGCCCATCTCCCCGTTCGCCTGCTTGACCTTGTTCGCGTCCTGGATCAGACGCTCCATCTCGGATTTCGTTCCGCCGTAGCCGAGCTTCAGATTGTCGAGCATGGCGTAATTGCCGCGCGCCAGAGACTGGTAGGTCTGCTGGATGGACTCGATGTCGGTGCCCATCTTGTTGGCGTTGTCAGACATGTCGACCATGGCGGTGTTGCCGAGTTCCGCGGCCTTCGCAGTGTCGCCGCCGAGCGAGCTGATCAGCGAGGCGGAAAAGCTCGTGACCTGCGTCATGTACTCGTTGGCGCTCACTCCGGCTGTCCGGTACGCTTCCGCCGCGTATTTCTGCACGGTGCCCGAAGCGTCCTTGAACAGCGTGTCCACGCCGCCGACGGCCTGCTCGTATGTCGCGTATGCGTCGAGAGCGCTCTTGCCGACGCCTGCCAAAGCCGCGACGGCGGTGCCAACGCCTGCAAGTCCGACAGTGGCAACACCCTTCAACGCGCCGACGGCCTTGCCAGACATGGAGCTGATCGCATTCCATGCGGTGTCGGCTCCGCTTTTGAGCTTGGAGCCTATCGCAGACGCGACACTGCCGGCGGCTCCGGGAATCTGCGAAAGCACGCCGCCGACCGCGCCGCCGACGTTGCCGAGATAGCCGCCGATGGCATTGCTGACGTTTTTGAAAGGCGCTGGGATCCTTGCCGCGATGGCCGAGCTCATCGCGGAGAACTTCGCAGACAATGGCGCGGTAAGACGTGACGCGGTGGATTGCATGGCAGCGCCGGCAGCGCTCATGCCGTCGCGGGCTTTCGTGGCGATGCCGGAGAACGCCGACGTTGCCGCGTTTTTGACCCGTCCGAACGCGCCGGAGACCGGCTGGATTATCGCCGAACCAAGATTCTTGAACGCCGATCCAAGCGAACCACTGCTGGAAGCGAGATTGTCCTGCGCGTCCTTGAGCGCCTTCTGCGCATCCTTCAACCGGTTCTCGGCCTGCGTCGCCCGGTCGGTCATGGTGGACAGCTTCAGCCGCGCCTGTTCGAGTCTGATGGTCGCGGCCTCGGCCTGCGTGCTGCCCTCGCCGTGCTTGGCGACGGCATTGGCGACGCTTTCCTCGGCGGCACGCACCTGATTCGCCGCGGCCTTCTGCTGGAGCATGGACTGACGGTATGCGGCCGTGGATTTCGCCACGTCACGCTCATAGGATTTCAGCACGTCCGCGCCGAACGCGTTCGCCGACTGTTTGAACCCGTTTTTGAACGCGCGTCCGAACAGTCCGCCGCTTTTGCCGCCGTTCATGCTCGAATCGAAGGTCTTCGACGCGGCCTTGCCGCTCGCGCCGACCTCCTTGTTGACCGTGCTGCGGAAACCCTTCATGGAAGGGAACACGCTGATATGCGCGGAACCAAGTTCGCTGCCGAACGCCATGCGGAACCTCCACTATTCAGTTATTCAGTCTTCGTAAAGAGTCCGGAATACCGGGCTCATGCCCTTGGTCTGTTCGCGCAGCCGCTCACGCTCGGCCTTCTCCCTGTCCGCCCGCAATCGTTTCGCAAGCGAATCGAAAGGTTTCGGATACTCTTCGCCGCCCAGCGCGTAGATGACCAGCATCTCGCCCCAACGGGCCGGATAGTCCAGGCCGTTGAGCTCCGCGCCTGTGTAGGTTGACGGGTCTCCAATGAGCTGTTCGAGCAGCGCTATCGCGTCGCCGTAGCGGAGCCTGCCGCCAAGGTCGGTTTGCAGGCTCCAGCCACGTGCCGTGAAATCGGCTCGGATCACGCTCCCGTGGTCGGCGAGCTGGCGGGCGAACCATTGGATTTTCCCAGTGAGGCTCCCTGCGCGCGCACTACCGCGTCGCCGTAGTCGGACAGGAGGTTGAACACCACCTGCACCGGTTCGCCGTTCAGCGCTTTCGCCTGTTTGTCGCCAGCGAAGGAGCTTAGAATGCGTTTGAGCTGTTCGACGCTCTCCGTATCGTCGGACGTGTTCGACAGTTTGGTGAAATCGTCGATGCTCATCGACAGTGGAAGCTTGTACGTGCGTCCGCCAGGCACGAGCGCCCAATACACATCGCCCTTGATGATGTGGCGCACCTTGTAGTTCTGCGCAATGGAGGCGAACGCCTCCTCATCGTTTTTCTCCGTCCACTGGTCGAAATCCTCGACGGTCGGCTTGAAGTCGGTGGAAGTTGAAGTCATTGTCTTGTCCTATCTGCTTTTCGCCTGCCTGCCGTGAAAAAAGAAGTCCCGGACCGCGCAGACAGGCGAGATGGGCGGTCCGGGAAGATTTTCGTCCGCCGGTCAGGCGGCGCGTGTGGTGACGGTGACCGTCAGATCTGGTGAGGTCACGCCGTCATATGTGGCGTTGAGCCTCGCGCTTCCGGCCTTGACGGCGGTTAGCGTGCCTCCCTCGACGGTCGCCACGCCTGCATCCTTGGACTTGAATGTGGCCTGTCCGGTCACGTCCACGGTGGTCTTGTCCACATGTGTGGCGACGGCCTTGAGCGCGAGCTTCGCGCCTTGGACGACCGACGGCTTCGTGTTGCCGTCAGCCGAGGTCACGGCCACCGCCGTCACGCTTTTGGGTCGTACCAGCTTTCGATCCAGCGGGTGTTCGGATGCTCCGCATCCACATACAGCGGATCCTTCATCCATTCGACGGTCAATGCGCGGCCGGTGACCGAGCCACGCTCCTGCTGGTCCGGCTCGTTGCCGGTGACCTGCATGACGCCGGCACGACGGTGGACGCGCCCGGTGTCGAACGTCTCCTCTTCGTACACCATCCATTTCGCGTCCTGGATGATGTCGGCCACGTGGTAGACGCCCTGCGCGTCCGGCTCGCCGATGGTGATCTTGCGGGTCAGCGCGTTGTTTTCGGCCGGACTGAACGTCTGCGTGAGGCTGGTCGCCAACGGCAGCTTCTTGTAACCGTCCTGCAAAAACTCCAGCGGGTCGTCGCCGTCGCGCGAATCCTGATTGCCGCCGTCGGACTTGACGAGTCCGATGCATGCGGTCGACCGATTGTAGGCGGCCGGAAGTTCCGGCGTTGCATTGCTTGATGCGATCATCTCCGGCGTGATTTTGTTTTCGGTGGAGTACGGGACGATCATGATGGCGGCGGTGACGAGCGCCTCCACCTGTCCCAGATCCATGCCCTGACTGTCTTTGGCCATGGCGTTTCCTTTCTATGGTTGTCTGATTCCGGCCGTCG